ATTCTGAATCAAGATAATACTTATTCACCATTTGGAGCTAGTAATACAGCAGGACAATTTGTTGGTGTTGCAGTAAGAGAAGTTAAACAAGCTATTTCTTATACTGAGTCAGTAAATGCTTATGAAGCTAATGAGAGATGCGATGTTATTAGCAGGGGTACTGTGAATGTAAAAATAAATAATGGAACACCAACAGCTGGAGGAAAGGTTTATATCAGAACTGTAGTAAACGAAGATGTGTCAAAAGGTATTGTTGGAGAATTTGAAGCTGTTGCTGATACAGGAAAAACAATTGAATTAACAAATGCTATATTTACTACTGGTAAAGTAGATGCAAATGGAATAGCAGAAATTACAATTTTAAGCAGAAATGCTTAGCAGAGGAGGGAATATATATGCCAAAAATAATAGATTCTTTTAATAATCAATCATTTAATGTTGCAGGAAATGCAGGAGTAATTTTAAATAAAAAACAAATTGATTCCGGAATGGCTTTCTTAACAGGAGAACTAGAAAAAAGAGATAACACTCTTAATGAACCATTAACAAGTACTACATATGCGAGGGATATAGTAATTAATACAGGCGGTGGCTGGGTTGAAACTACTTCTAATATGTATGC